TTTGTAATTTCCTTTTGTTCATCGGGTTCGGTTTTCCAAAAAATTGACCCCTTTAAGCGTTTTTTAATGATAGAACATGTTTTTCTCTTAGCTTTTTCAATGCTTTAAGAACAGGCATGTGGTAATCTAAGTTTTTCGGACTTTTAATTTCTTCATCCCCTTCTATCCAAAGCAGCTTTAAAAGCTCCTGTTGTGTTCGGAATGGCTCATCATCAGGATTACTTCTTTCTGCCATACTTTGCGCTTCAACAGAAAGCGGTTTTAATCTACAGCCTTTATCGCCAATAGTTATTTTAAAAGCATTACCGTCTTTTTCAACTTCAGCATCTTGATAGTCTACAAACTCATTAACCAATTCGGCTACATCAAGTATATATTCATCGCCAATTAGTGCTGCATCGCCTCCTACAAAGCAATTTTTTGCTA